GATCGACTCGTCGGGGAATGTGTACGTCCGATTCGCCATGTTCGCATGGGTCAGTTCGCCATAGGCGTCAGCGCCGATCGGACCCCACTGAATCGTGCCGGTGCTGGCAAAGCGCACCACGGGGTAGATGCTGACGGTCGTACCCGAGATCGAATGGGCGCGGAAGTTCAAGCCGCCGCTGTCTTCGCCCCAACTGTATCCTGTTTCGACCGTGCCGCCGTCGGGCGCAGCGATCCCGGCGCCGAAGAACGACTTTACGGCGACGAGATAGGCGTTGCTGGGAGTAACGCCGGGCGGCGCAAAGTCGGTTGCATAATCGGCCATGTCCAGTTCGGGCGGCAGGAATGCCCAGCCGCCGGACCAGACGCCGCCGCAGTATCGTCTACCGCGACCTGTCCGCGTGATCGTGCCGGAATCGGAGATGGTCGGGATCGCCATTATCCGCCGCCCCCACCCGTCGAATCAGGGAACGGGTACAGCGCGATAGTCAAGCCGCCTTCGTCGCCGAACGCTTCCAGGCGTCCGGACGCCGGGGTGTCGTGATCAAAGTCGGAAAGCTGTTCTACGGTTAATCCTTCCGCGCGTCGATAGTCTCGTCCTTCAGTCGTGACGCGTTGAGGAAAGGCAACCATCCCGGTCCCGCCTTCGGTCATCGTCGCGATCGCGATCGGCTCGACACCCATCGACGGCTCGTATTGTCCAATATCACCGCTGACGTGAGGCGCCGTCATGTTCACGGGTTCGCCGGTCACGCTGACGCCCGGCCCATCCCGCAGGTCCGGAAGCTGCGGGTACGGGCATCCGGTATGCGATGGGATATGGTGGAAGCCCCACGCCTGCCACCGCCAGAGCCCCGGTTTTGTTCCGCCGAACCACGAGTGCGAATCAGACGGGTCATATCGCAGTTCGACCACCAGCGGCACCGGGCCACGACTCGCCGGCACATACGTTTCTCGGCGGAATTCCGCCGGCGCATCGCCGCCGTTACCCAAAGCCGCATTGCCCCGCCCTGTTCCGCGAAACAGTACCGTAGTTGGGAGATGCAGACTGTTGACGGGTTCGCCGTCTTCCGTATCCGTGATCTGATGCTTGTCGGACATTGAGCCTAAATCCAGCGGCCCGCCGTGCGCTTCGGCGGACACTGCTACGAGCCGATCATTCTTTTTCGCCAAGGGTTCACCCGGCAGCGGCGCGCCCGGCAATCCGTAGACCATACCCCAACCGTCGTTCGTCTTGTTGCATCCGGTCGGCCCGAGATGCCACGCCAGTACGTTACCGCTGTACTGGGGTTTTCCCCCGCGCGGCTGAACCGGATTCCAGAACGATTGCAGCCGCGCCATGACGCCGTATCCGCCGGAACTGTCGACATCGTGAACCGGCGTTCCCAGCGCAGATGCGCCGTAACGATTCGGGGCGACCAGGCGCGCATCGGTCGCGAGGAACACCTCCTCCTGCGCGGTTTCATTCGTACCCGGCAGAATCAGCCCGAAAGTGCCCACGGGATACCGTGTTTGCGCCCCGGAGGGTAGGGTAAACGGGACAAATCGAGGGTCGGAGTCGCCCGATCGGAACTGCGGCAGGATAGCACCGCCGCCCAGCACGCCGCACGGTGATCCGCCCGTCGCGATCGTTTTGCCTCTGGTGACAATGACCGGCCACGCCTTGCCCCACTTGCCGGTTTTCCGCGCGTCAGGGTCCGCCGGCCAGTAGACGCCGGACAGATAGTCGCCCAGCTTTTCGCCGACCGGCTTTCCGAACTCGTCCAGCCGCAACAGCCGGAACGCCTTGTCGCCGCGGCGCAGGTGCGGGAATTGCGCGATCTGCGGATCGTGATCCTGCTCAATAATGTACCCGCCCTTGACCTGATCGCGCGCCCAACTCACGGCTGCACCTCGCGGAAAATACGGCGACGAACTGACGCGGGAAGCAATGCGATAAAATCGACCTCCTGCAATTCTTGTGGAAGCGTCAACGTTGTATGCGCCGTACCATCTTGTCCGACCGTGTGCGTTACAGCCGAAATGTTGCCTCGCGGCTCAATATCCGGTTTGAATCGAACCATCTTTCCGCCCATGTATCGGTTCACGGTTGTCGCGTAGTATCGCGCGGCGACTGCATCCGCGATCGCCTCGATAGTTTCCCGATTCACCAACAGGTCATTAACGGTGCTGGTCGCCCCGTCATCACGGCCGGGCCGCAAACCAATTGCGATTTCGATATCCTGCGCCCTGGAATCATCCCATGCAAAGCGGGCAGTCTCCATTCCCGCACGTATGCGTATATCCTGCGTCGGCCCCTGTGCGTCCGACACGTCACCTTGGATAAATCGTGCCACATCTTCGGGCGTGCGTTCAACCGCATACAATTGGGCCGACGAGTTCGGGGCGGCCGGTGCCGCGGTGATAACGGTAGCGACCGAATGATTGACAGACAATGTGGGGCGGCCCTGTCCGGGTTTATCCAGAAGCGTCAAGTCCCATGCTGCGGGTTCTGTCGGGTTGCTAATATCCGCTGTCGGTAGATTATCGACCAGCGATGGGATAATTGTGTTCAATCGCCCGAGCGGATCGAGTGCGTACGAAATATGAATAATGCCCTGGTCCATATCGACGATTTGGAGAGTCGCAGGTGCGGAAATGCCTTCAGATAACGGCACCGTCGGCCCACCGGGATACCCTTCGATATTCAGGCCAAGGAACAGGGCGTCGGTTAGCCGAACCTTCGCCATTTCTTCCGGCACGATACAATAGTCCGTCAGAACCGGCGACCGGGCATAACGCCCCCCCTCCTCGTCGACGATCGCGACCCGCTCAACACGAAAAGACGCCAACATATCAATCAGGGGCCGATGTATTTGGTACGTCGTCCGGAAATGCTGTCTTAACGTACCGATGCGCGTTGTCCAGTTCCGATCAATATCCAGCTTGCCCAGTTCCGTGTAGTGTGACCAGATGCCAAAGAACCAGTTTTCGCGGATCGCCTTTATTGTCAGCGGCTCACTACTGCCGGACAATCGGTCTGCGTTCCATGCTGCAATTACCGCCGCAGCGCCCCGCCATGTACCCATGACAACCTGGCGGTCGCCGACCGTTAAGATCGGGTCGGGGATCGGAAGAACATTGCTCATGAGTCGTTCGGGAACATCCGCGCGAAACGTGTCTCCCTCGATCAGCGAGTCAATCCGAATCTCGTATTCAGGACTAAACAGCAGGCGCAGTTTTTTCGGTCGTATGCTGCGATTGTCGATCCATTCTGCGTGCGGCCCCATCGCCTGTTCAGGTCCGCTGGTTTCCACTGCGTCCACTTCGCCCTGATTCCGCGTATGGTATACGGTTAATTCACCTTCTGCGTCCATGTAGATGCCGATGCCTGGCAGATAGCTCAGTATGCGATTCAAGGCAGCATCGCCGAGGTCGTCCAGTTCAAGGTTTTCGATCGGCGACTGTTCCGTAATGTTGGCAATAATCTTCCAGTTGCCGGGGTCCAGTTCTTCAAGGACATCTTCCAGCACGGCGCGCGCGGTCCATCGCCGACCGTTGATCGAAAACGGTGGATTGATTGAATAAGGCGCATACGCTTCGTCGTCGACCAGCGTGACAACCGATTGGAACGTCGACGGGTCGGACATCCGCCTGTCGCCCGTTCTGCGCCGGATGTTGTATCGCCGGTAAATGTGCTTGCGCGAAAGCCGCCAGCGCCGATCGGATACAAGGACGCCGCGGGTCAATGGCGAATCACCCGGCATAGCACGAAGGATATTTAATCGCTTAAAAGACTTGACAATATTTCCATCTTGAATCTTGAGTGTCACCTCCTTGTTGACATCGACTTTCACCAGATTGGCGCCCGTGGAGTGGTCGAACATGAACACCTGCTGCTCCGGTTGCGTGCCGCCGGTCAACCGCCACGTAACCACGGACAATGCAGAAAGGGGAACGTCGTTCAGGCTGACCTTAATCGACACTACGTCGGCCTCCGACCAGCACCACCCGCGCCCGGTCCGCCCGCTGGCTGATTTACGCTGGCAGGCACACCAGAAGGCGGTTCAATCCAACGGTGAACATCGCCAACCGTAAATCGAAGTAGCCGGAAGCTATGTTCCGAATCGCCGATAACCGTAACTGTCTCCGTCCGCGCACCTTCTATCGGGTGCCAATTGCCCGTCCGAGTACCCAGCGCGTCAAATTTGGCCGGGCCGAGGTTGTATACCTGGGGAGCCCCCTCGATAAGTATTCCGATATCGGTAACAGTCCGGAATATCTGCCCGTGTGTTTTATACTCCTGCGCCGAATACGGGTTGCCGTCCCATACGTCAACGAACCGAGACGGTGTCAAACTGCGAACTTCAACGATTCGCGTAAACTCGACCACCGGCCCGCCGGTCGTCATCTGCACCAGCAGCGTCCCGCTTAACGCGTTCTGCGGGAAATTGAAGTGGTGCTGATCGTCAATGATCGCCATGAACGACGGAGAAAACTTGGCCTGAATCTCGCTGACGAGATGCGGCCTTAATGTCGACTCGTAGACTGCCTTCGGGTCTGTCGATTGGCCTTTGTCCAGCACACATGAAAACGCAACCGCAACAATCTCCAACCGATTTACCGATACACCATTCAACACCGAATCACCAGGCGACGGTATGCTCCGATTAAAATTAACCCGCAGGCCGACGATGGCCGGATCGTCCAGTGTGCCGGATGACTGGTTGTAAAGCAGTTCCTCAAAGATGACAGAGAACGTCGCGTTCTTGTTCGTGTCGTCGTTCTCGACCTGTTCGCTGATCTTTTCCCACGCGGCGGTCGCGTCGATGCCTGTCAGCACCGTGGAAGTGAACGTCGCGACCTGCGCCTCGTACTGCGCGCGCGCCAGAAGGCTCGTCAGCGCCGTGTACTGTCCGGCGAACGTCACCTGCCGCTGTCGGTTCGGACCATATGCGATCGTCGTGCTGGACAGGCGTCGGCCGGCCTGTCCGGACAGGTCCGCGGGCAGTTCGGCCGTGACCGTGATATGGTAGCGGCGCGACCGGCCCGTATCGGCAGGGTCGCCGACTTTGGCGATTGTCGGCTGCTGGTTAAACCCGGTGTTGGTAGAATCCGCGGGGTTCCAGTCGATCTGCGTCTGCGAGCCGAGAATGACGCGCAGTCGTTGACGCGGCGTCCGGAACGCAGACTCTAGCGCGGTGCAGTTCGTGATGAACGTGGATTCGGTCGTGCCGGTCACGATGACGTCCGCCTCGATCGTCCCGCTTTCATATCCGATGTTTTCGCGATACTTTTCCACCAGCAGGTTTTCGCTGGCACCGCCAAGCGTGGCGGACCCGTAGACGATGGACAGTTCACGCGCGACGGCGGGCATTATTCATTCCTGCCAAAGAAGTACCGCCCGACCAGCGTCCCCGGTGCGGACAGAATAATACCGAGATATTCGAGCATGGTAGCGTTTTGCGTAACATGACCTTCTAGTGCCTCCTTGACGGACCTGACTTCTTCAAGCATCTTGTTACCAAGCTCCGCCAGAACAGGTTGATCGGATACATCCTGAATTCGATTACGCGCCGTTTCGCGGCGTTTTTCGATTTCAAGGAACTGTTCCCGCACTGCGCGAATCTGCTCGTCCGAAGCAGCGGCACCAGCAATCCCAAAGGCGGCGATTGTTCGTTCATTTGCAGATCGACGCGCACGAACATCCGCAGCCTCTTGGCGCAACCCAAAAAAGCGCGACACTTCTCGACCGACCGTTTCCGTGACCTCCCCGAATATTGCCCCAAAGTCCGACGCGGCAGGACGCAGCAGCGCCGCGGACGTTACGGCGAGCGCGCCGAATCCGGCGAGGCCGACGCGTTGACCGATCGCCCCGGCCGTCCGGCCGACCGCCGCCGTCGTCTGCTCGAACGCGCCGCGCAACCCCGCCAGCTTGCTCTGCGCCTGGCGGGTGTCCAGGTCGACGCGGATTTTTGCTTCTTCGGCCATCAGGCCACCACCACCCCGGCGCGGCTCACCGCCGCCGAATACCTGTCAACCGTCGTCCCGTTGAATTCCGCATACGAACGGAACAGCGAATAGCTGAACGTGCCCGACCCGGCCGGATCGCTTACGCTCGTATCGTTCGCACCGACCGTAACCCCGGTCCCGTCGGTCGGACCCGCCGGCGGCGTAGACCCCGACGCGCGGCGCAGAACGAGGCCGAGCGTATCGAACCGGGTCGCGGGCAGCTTCCACGCCAGCGACACGGAACCGCCGCCCGCGTCCGTCGCGGTCAGATTGACACATGGATGATAGAACCGCGCGTCGGTCAACGGCACGCGCATCTGGTATTTCCGCGACGCGATATAGCCGTTGTCGGTGTTCGCGACAATTTCCGTGTTCAGGAGGCTGATAGCCTGGAAGCGCAACCCGACGGCGCCGGACGGTTGCCGAATCACGGCCAGCAACTCCTCCTCGACTTCGAGGATTCCGCGGCCGTCCGAACTCGTGTTTCCGCCCGCGCGCGATCCGCCGATGACCGCTGTTTCCGCGATATCGTCCCCGGCAACCGCGACCGCAACTTCGATCTCGATCGTCTGCATCAGCAACCCCGGCAACTCCTGATCCGCGCTCGATCCCAGCGGCGTGATAATCGCCAGCGGCAGACGGTGGTCAACCAGCGCGGGAATCCGCATCTCCGGCGACGTGATCACCACGTCGGCGAATACGCGCTCGTTCGATCCGCCGTCCTCCCACTTGCGCTGCTCAAGCAGATACCGGACCTGTCGCGTCGCCTGCCATACGTTCATGACTGACGCCCCCGAAGGTCGAGGATTTTATTCACGGCCCGGTCCGCGTGGTGTCGGAGCAAGAGCCCCTTATACGTCTCGCCCCCGTCCAGCCCGGCGAACAGCGCGGCGGCGTCGGCCTTGGATTGTCCGGCCGTTCCGATCTGAACCGCGTCGGCCAGGCGCAGTTCTTCCCCGGCCGCGATCAGCGCCGCCTGCTCCTCCTCCAGAAGACCGCCCCACTCCTCCAGCGTCACGTATCCGCCGCCGCGCAGGAATCCCTTAGCGCCTTCCTTTAACAGCGCCGGCAGATGTTCGCCCTGCAAACTCACGTTGCGGCCGAACAGCCGGGCGAGACGAAGCCGGAACGGAATCCGGTATCCGAGTGCTTTTAGCAGCTTCATATCGCCAAGTCCACCAGCTTGCCGACGGCAACCAGCCGGTTCGACGAGTCCCGAATGCCGCGGAACAGGATCGCGAGTTCCATCGGCTCGGTCGCGTGAAACCGCATCTCCATCGTCTCGTCCGGCATTACCATCGCCTTGTACATGATAAAGCCGGGGTGCGCGTCCGGATCGTCGGGCGTGAATACCAGCTTGATCGCCGTGGCGCCCAACAGCGTGCCGGACCGATTGGTGTTATGGTTCGCGATCAGCGGGTCCTGCACGACGCGCGACTGCGACACCGCGCCCACCGCCGTATTCAAAAAGACCTTGCCGAGCGCGTCATTGTCCCACGACGCGAGGCGGGCCGCGACGACCCATTCGCGTTGCCCCTGAATCGCGTCGATCGGTTCGGCGTATTCTTCCCCGAACAGGACCGGCGTTTCGGTTACGCGCCGCAGGATGAGGTCGCGAACGACGCCGAGCGCCGTTCCGCCGTGCGGATAAGCCGTCGAAAGATTCGTCGCCCCGAACGACAGGCGGCCCGGCGCGCCGTTCAGCAGGTCAACGACGTTAGGTACAGCCATCGTTGTCTCCCGCGAGGTGGCAGCCGCACATACATACGAGGCTGGTCATACGCCCGACATCGTTCTGCGTCCGGAGCGATTCCTTGACCAGCGGGCATTCCTCATGCTTGTCGCGCTGACATTCGACCGTGAGCGTATGACGAATCTGAATGCTGACCATCATCCACCCTTTGCCACGAAACGCGCCACGATCTGCGTCACGTCGACCCGCAGGGATGGAGTAATGCCGACGAACTTCCGCTCCGGAACCCGCACCTTGAAGCTGTCGACCTTGAGCATCCGGCGGGCGAACGCCCGTCCGAGCACCTGAATGAGTTTCGGCGGCTTTTTCTTCTTCAGCGCATCCCGCAGCGTCGTCTGCGCCTGCGCCGTAACGGGAACCTCGCTTTCGCCGCCGAAGTTATGGACCGACGCGTATGGGACATTCGAGCCCACCTCGATCGAGGTGTCCGATATCTGACGCCAGGAGATTGAGCCGCGCAGCCGGTTCGTGTCGATCAACGCCTTGCGCGGTTCCAGTCGCCGCTGCTTGACCGTCTTGCCGCCCTTGTTCAGGTCGGAGATAATTCCGGCCTTATTGGGAACGCCGCGCGGCTTCCATTCGTCGCGCCGCTTCAAGCCCTGCCGATCGAACGCCCGTTGGTACTGCGACGACAAGTGGACCCCGACCGCCTTCAGTGCTGCCGCAGGATTGGCGATATTCTTGCCGATCAACCGGATTCGGTCGCCCTCGTCGAAGGAGGCCAGTTCTGCCATCGCGTCCTCCCGCCTCCTCCCTACGTCGGCGGCTGCAAACTCACGTCGTCAAATACGGATTCATCGAACGCCGGCCGGGTCGTGCCGTCCTCGTCGGTCGCCTCGGCGGTCGGCGACAGCACCGACTTTGTGACCGGGCTGACACGCTTGCGCGCCGTCACGCGCTTCAGATCGTCAAACGCCTTGCGGGTCTTTGTATCAAACTCCTCCGCGCGCGCGTTACCTTGGTTGTTCATCAGGTGGTAAAGGACGCGCTGCACGCCGACGACGATATGCCTGCGATCCGTATCGTCATACTCGACGTTCGCGAGCGTCTTAAAATCTTCCTCCGCATCGCCCGCAGCCAAGGCCAGCACAGCGGCATCAATCGTGGTTGCCGTCTTGGTCAGGTTCGCCAACTCGACCAATCGGAAACCCGGTACTCGATCGGTTACGTGCGTTGTCAGCGGCATATACGTTACGCCGGGTCGTTGATCGTGACCGGCGTCCCCGTGTCCGCGGGCAGATACCGATTAAAGGCGCGCCAGAACCACTTTTGAATCTTCGCGCCCGTCTCGGTGTCCGACCACGAAAACGAATCTTCAATCAGGAACTCGGTCGACCCGCCGACCGGCGCGTACCATGCGCCGTCGAATTGATCGTAAGGAACGAACAGCGCGTCGTCGACCAGCGCCCCGAAGGTCGCCCCGCCCGACAAGGTGATCTTGAAATCAAAGTCGGACTGCGACATCGCCTTGGGCCAGTTGCCCTGGCCGACTGTGATCCGCAGAATGTTCCAGCCGGTCCCGCCAAGCGTCGACAGCACCACGCTCGCCGTCGACGCGCCCACGTCCAGCGTGATCGTTCCATCCGCGCCGGTCCCGTTCCGGTTGATCGCGATCTGCGCGTAGTACGGCCGATTCCGGTCCAGCTTCCGGTTGTTCGTGCGAAGCGTCTGCGTCAGCGAATCGTCCGCATCGAACTGGACCGATCGCGGCGTCGGGTCGCCGAGAAAGTCCCGATACGTGACCGATTCGGATAGCTGGAAATTGCCGATGCTGCCGACCGTCCAGTTCGTGATCGCCGTCGGTACGGCCAGCGTCCCGGTGAACTGCGAAAACGAGGGATTCAGCAAAAGCGACTGGCGCGCAGACTTTGCGGGAATCCGCGCCACCAGACCGGACCCGCGTCCGGACTGCCCGACCTGAAGGGCGTCCCGCCCTCCCGGTTCAGACCGAAACTCGAACACCTCTTCATGTCGCGTCGCCCCGGTATGCTCATCCTGCACACACCGGGCGACTTTGGCATCCGCGTGCTGATTCTCAATGTCCTCGCCGTCTTCCCCGACCGTCAGGCGGTTCAAGACGCCGTTGCCGACGTTGCCGCCGCCCGCCGCGGGCGACCCGAACACGAACACGCGCGAAAGGATACGCTCCGGCGTCGCGATAAAGTGGCGTCGAAGCGTCTCGAACTTCCCCTCGACGCCCGCCGCCGGCGTCTCGCCGACGATATGCCGGATATAGGCGTCCATCCACGCCTCCAGCGTCGGCGCTGCGCTGTCAAGGGCCGCGGCGATATTGCCGCGCGTCCCCTCGATCCCGCCCAAGACGCGCGCCGAGTCGTCGGATTCAAGCGCCTGCTCCAGCGTGTCCTGCAACCCGACCAGGTTCGTGCCGTCTTCCTGCGCCGCGTCCAGAATCTTCTCGTAATAGGCGACGATATTCTGAAGCTGCGTTTTCAGTTCAGCCGCAGACGGGGTGGACATCGGCTAGTCCTCCCCGATCAGTGGAGGAACGACCGGAACACCCTGCTGGTTTTCGTCCAGCTTTTTCATGTAGATGTACCGCGACAGCGGTTCATCGCCTTCCTGCGGCGTGTAGTACGGGTCGTTGACGTTGTAGATCGAAGACCGCCGGGCCTTGCCCGCCAGGCGAACCGTGCGCCGGGCGACGACCTGCTTGATCTCCTCGACCTGATCATCCGTCAGTTCTACGACCTGCCCCGGCGTGCGGGACACGACCGTGCGGCTTCCCGGCCGCGACGGGTCTTTCCCGAGCCGTCCGGTTTCGTGCGGGAACGTGATCCCGCACACATGGTCGAAGAAGAACGGGTAGATATGCTCCTCCATCCCACCAGGGCCTTCTTTCATCCACGCGCGCACGCCGACCCAGTACCTGCTGGTCTTGTGCGCCTTGTCCACGATGACCGTGGGCTCGGCCTCGATAAAGGGAACGTTTTCCATCGCCATGTTGTCCTTGTCCTCCTTTACCACGCCCGGCTATTGCTAGGAGTGGTCGATCTTGATGGTCTGAATCGGCAGCGAGACGCCGTAACCGGCGCGGAAGTCGACCTGAAGCGACTCGATCTTCGTGCGCGCGGCCTCGGCATCGTTCGCGCGGGTATGCACGAACGTCTTGACGGGCTCCCGGTCCTGCCGATAAATCGCCTTGGTTTCCGACGAGTTCAAAAAGACGTAGATGTCGTCATCCGTGATCCGAGGGCTGAACCACAGCGTCACATTCCGGTTCGCGTCCAGCACGATGTTGCTGGCGCCGCCGGCAAGGTTCGCCGGCGAAGTGACCGTCCGGACCTGGAACCGCTGCAGGAACGCCTCTTCGATCCTCTGCCGACGGGTGATTCCGGCGATCAGCGTCACGCCCTGATCGATGTCGGACTCGTCCCACAGAAGTTCGCCGGAGGTGTCCTGGAACTGCTGAAGACGGTTCACGGCGGCCCAATAGTCGCCGAGGATGTCCTCAACGGTGTCGACCCAGGCACCGGCCGAGATGACGTTTCCGCCCGAGACGCCGAAACGGTTTGCACTGCTGCCATCGGTCGCGCTGTACAGCGCGGCCCCGTCCGGCGCGTTCGGCACGGCCTCCAGCAGGTCGTTGTCCGACGACCCCTGCAGGCCCTGGAAGAACACGCGCTCGTCGACCATGACCGTGCGCTGCGCGAGTTCGCGCGCCTGCCGCATAAGGTCGTTGGTGATGTCGTCGGCGACGTCGTTCGCGTGAACCGGAATCTCGCGACCCCAGTCCACGTTGTTGGTCGTCCAGCTTACGGAATCGAACGCCTTGGCCGGGATTCGCTCACCGCGCGGCCAGCGAACGAGTCGCGGCACCGCGGTAAAGTAAGCGTACCGATTGCCGACCGTCTGCGACGGGATACCCCGACGCATCACGCTGTCCAGCCTCGCATTCGGCTCCCTGCGCTTGATCGAGTACGTCCGCAGGAATTCAGCTTGAATCCCCGTGACGATGGTCGTTGCGGACGACCCTACGATTGTTCCTTGAGGCATCTTTTATCCTCCCGTCCTACTACGAGGCTTCGTAGTCATTCATCGAATACAACTGCACGTCACAAGTCGTGCTGCTGTACCACCGGCTGATAAATCCGATGGGTCTGTCGAAGGTTGACGCGTTGATGTCCAGATCGTCCACGTTGTCGGTCGTCGGGTAGACTTCTTTGCCGACATCAAGCTGCGCGGTCACACCCGTTACCGTGACCTTTTTCAAAAGAACGCCGCTGGTGTCGATCTCGACTTCCGGCACCGGGGTGGCGCCGGTATCGCCGGTCACCTGCCGCAGCGCGACGCCCGCGAAGGTGATGTTCGCGGTGTTCGACACCGGCACCGCGTACCCGCGCGAAGCCGTCGTAGCGAAATCGTCCTGCGCGATTCCGACAAGGGCGCCTTTGTAGATGATGTCGCCATTGACGACCTTGGCGGCGTGCAGACTGTTGCCGCTGCCGCCGGCCGTTTCGATTTCCTTGTTTGTAGCGAGAAGTGCCATTGTCGGTTCCTCCTACTCTGCCGTAAGCGAAATGCCCAGGTCATCCATCCGGACCAGACCGTCGTTCTCGAGCATCAGCCCGACGAACTGCTCCAGCTTCAGATCGGGCGTCACCTTCGGGTCGTACTGGCGGGCGTGCGCGATCGCCGCGCGGTAAACTTCCTCGCCCGCCTCGCGGAACTTGTCCAGCCCGCCCTTGGGAACGTCGCGGCCCACCAGGTCAGACTCCGAACCGGACACGGGTCCGGGCGTGCCGTGTTCCTTGGTCGCCTCGACGTACAGCTTCACGCCAGCACCACCATGCTGCTCATAAAGCTCGGCCAGCTTGCCCGACGGGATGATGTACCCGGCGAGGTCGGCCTCGGCCTGTCGAATGGTGATCTCCTTCGTCCGCTCCGCCTCGATCCGGTCCGCCTTGGCGGACGCCGCGTCTGCCTTGGCTTCGGCTCCGATGATCCGCTTGAGCGTGTCGTCGGTCATGGTGTGAACCTCCACATCGCTTGAACGCTGTTCGGCCGGGCCTGCAGCCGGGGCCATACCGGGCGCGGGCGCCGCGGGCTGCATCCCGCCCTGAAGGGCGGCGATAAGCTGCTGCGCGAGTTGAGCGGGGATCGTCACGCCGCCGGGCGCAGCCATCCGCTTGCCCTCGGATGCCTCTTCGCCGGGCGTCTTTTTTTCCTTGACGTCCTTCGTCTCGTCTTCCTGTCTCGAAGTCTCTTCGTCCTTCTTTTCCT